GATTGCCAACTTTGAATTTATTGCCAAAAACATGACCACATTTACAAGTCATATCTCCACCTGATTCAACCTTACCACCACATTTACAATAATACGTTCTTGCCATTTTTTCTCTTACCTTTAGTTTTCTTTTTATGTTTCTTAAATGCTTTTTTCTTTTCGTATTCGTTATTCCTATAACCCATGACTTATTTTCACTTCTTTTTATCGTGAACCTTTCCACCATCCATCATAAACATTTCAGAGCGATTACGAGCATCAACTGAACCACCCATATTATACATAGCCATTTTTTGACCCGTTTTCTTTGAATACTCTTTTGCTTCTTTCATACCTTCTTTATCATAGCTAAATTTCTTATCACCTACTTTTGGCATTATATTACCTTCTTTCTATCTCTTGCATCTGTTAATGGTATATCACCATAGTCATTAATATATTCAAGCATTGCTAATGTTGATGGGTTTACAGAATCCTTTTTAATAATAAACTCGCCACCTTCAGCCTCAATTGGTATTCCACCTTGAGCATGAGACTCACCTTCAAGAGTACCCCCATGAGGATATTTTTTAAAATCTTTTTTACCAAACATATAACCTCCTTATCATTGAGGGATTTGGGAGAGACCCTATATACGACCTCCCCCTAGTTCCCAATAACTATTTACTTATTAGCATTAAGAAGCAAATAATAGTGTGCCTGTAGCTGCGCCAGCAGTTACACCAATATCACTATTATAGTTTCTAACATTTACATACCAAAGACCATCAGTTTCACAAACAAACTCAATAGTTGAGCCGAATGATAAAAAGTTAACAGTATCATTGGTAGGAGTAAAGGCTAAAGCCGTTTCGCCTGCTGTTGAAACATCATAAGTAATCTTATTACTATTTGTTGTTGGAACAACGCAACCCGTTTCCCATGCATCAGTACCTGCACAATTAAACGTTAATGCAGCAGTCCCACCCGCAGGGTCATCAGCCATAGAAAACACGCATACACTACCAGCAGTAGCTGCAGGCAATAATGCTGCAAGAGCAGCACCACCAGTATATACGGGAGAATTAACCTGATTAACAACAAGTGTACAAGCATTGCTTCCAACAGTAGGAGCGCCTACAGATAAGCCAAAGAAAGAACCTAAAGTTCCTGCCATTAAAGGCTCTGAGTAAGAGCTACTATTTTTGTTTAGTTTATCACTTCTCATTATAGTGCCTCCTCAAAGTTAAACAACGCATGTGTTTCAGGTAAAGAAACTTCAAGACCTGCTTCTGTAAGAATCATGTCTTTACGTAAATCTTCATCTGCTTGTTGCACATTTGTTGTAATTGAGGTGTCTCGATTCATGCCATTACCAACAAGTGGACGATATGATACATGGTCTAAATCAACCATACACATAAACTCACCTGACATGCCTCTAAACAATGGCTCTTTAACTAAAGATAAATCACCATGAACAGTTTCTACTTTCATAACTTTATGTCCAAAAGACCCTTGAGAAGCATCAAAATTATATCGTGCTCCACCATTAATAGTGTCTCCAATAAATCCTACACCATCTCCAAGTTTATTAAACAATGAGATAACAGGCAATGAACATAATGCAAGTTTTGCACTACTTCCACCACGAGCAGGGTCAAATACAACCTCTAAATCTTTAAGTAGAGTATCATATGATAAGCTTCCTGCTGCAACAGTCTTTAAGTAGGCTTGACCTTCTGTATAAACTAATTGCTCAGAATCTTCTATTGTTTGACCTTGACCATTTGCCATGATATGTCCTGCTATACCATCAGTGTATTGAACACCTCCAGAAGTAGCACGTTGTCCAAATAGCATTGCACGTTCAATATCAACTTTATGTTCACGTAACTTTAAGTTCCAAATACGTTGCCATTCATCTGAATATCCACGATATACAGTTGCACGAGCAGTATTTGACATCTCACAAGCTGTTTTAAAGATTTGAGTAAACCCATAATCATTATCTAGCTCTTGAGAAAATACATCGGGTGCACCTGAACCTTCGCCAAATGCAGTTCCAATAACAGTTGCTTTTGCACTAGCTAATGGGTTTGCTGCATTAGTATCATTAGGATTAGTAAGCCATTTAATATCAATTGATGTACTTGAATTAACTGCTTCTATTCTAGCATTTGCATGATTTGGAGCACCACTGTTACCTGTTATAGATTCAACAGATATAACCATACCTTTAATGAGCCATGGTTGAGCTGCGCTTATTGTTGCCGTTACAATAGCTCCTACTGAAACTTCGTCTAAGTTAGTTGAAATGACAAAACTTCGGTCTGTCATCGCAATTTTTGTTCTATCTTCCAAGAATCGGAATTGCGAATCCGATGTTGGAACTTTCCCTACTTTTGACAAATATACAAAAAACGGAGATTCTTCTGGGGATAAGTCAGCGACCCTGTCACTAAAGTCATACAGTCTACGTGTGCCTAAATTAGCACTATCTACTGTATTGCCACCAGGAGTTCCGAATTTTACTTGTCCACTATTATAAGTAGCCATTATTTCTCCTTAGTTATTTTAATACGTTAGTGCGTCCTCCAGCAGCGACAATTGAGTCCCACATTGCATCAGAGTCAGATTTTGGCATTTGAGGCTTTTCGCCTTGTAATACACCACCGACTTGTTGAGGCTGACTTTGTACATTACGTACTTGGTCTAATGGGCTTGGTTGTCCTTCGCTCACTGGAGCACCATTAACAGCTTGCCACATTTTGATTACGTTATCCAATCCATACTCAGAAGGGTTTTTGTCTGCAAAATCAAAAAACGATTGAACTTGTTCATCATTCATTCCTTTTGCTTTAAGTTGAGCATTTAAGTTTGCTCTTCCCGTTTCTTTACGAATACCTTGAGTAGCTTGGTTAACAGCACCATCAATGGTTTGCTGTAGTTCTTGCATCCTAAATTTATAAGATGCAGATGTTGGGTCATTATAGGCTTCCCATGGGTCAAACTCATCAGGCTTAAGTGCTACTTGTTGTTGTGCTTCTGGTTGACCATTAACTGCGCCTTTGATTTGCTCAATGACATCAGGTCGTGATTCCAAAAATTTGCCAATTTCCTCGTATTGCTTTAGCTTTTGATTTTCATTATAGAGTTTATCCTTTTCAGATTGCTGATACTTTGCAGTTTCTTCCCAATTGACAGGATTCTCTTCTTGTGTTTGTCCTTCATCTTGCCCTACAAATTCTTCGGATTGACCAAGTTCATCTTGAAATTGATTTCCTAATTCATTTGCGTCCATTTTACTTATCTCCTTGTTTGCTATTTCTCTTCATCCTTTGAGTTTGACTACGTTTCTCTGCCTCTGTGGCTAAACGTAATTTCTCGGATTCGAGTTTAACAGCATTTGAAAGTCTTCCGACTTGTAATTTTTGGTCAGCTTTGCTTGATGACTCTGTTTCTTTAAGTCGTCCTTTAAACTTCTCAACCTCAGCAGCTTTACGGAGATGTACTGCTTCTCGGTCTCTAGTTTGTAAGTCACCAGATAATTTCTTAATTTGCTCTTGAGCACCTTGCAATTGTTGTTGCAATTGTGCAATCATATCAGTACGTTGTAATACGCCTGCTTTATCAAATATATCTTGTTTTTTCAATGCCTCTACCTTATCAATTAGACCTGCCTGATATGCTTCCATATAAATATTCCACTCACCCCATTTATTTGATGGCATAGTAGAATTACCTATAACACGAATATCAAATTGACCAATAGATATATCATTCTCAATTGATTGAAGCTCCATAGTCTTGTCATCATACATTCGCTTATTTATAGTATATTCATTCAAATCATTGTTAGGCTGAATAATCCTAAATGTTTTATTAAAATTATAATGAGATTTAGCAAGATTATATATAACCCTTCCTAATCTCTTTAATGAACCTTCAATATCACGCAATTTAGACTTAGACCTTCTTTGTCCAAAATCTTCTAGCATCATTGTTGCAGATGATGTTTTTGGAGCTACTTCAGTATTTCCTTGCATCATTTCAAATATTCCCATATTTAAATCAATATACTTTTCAATCATTGCAGGCAATTGAAGAATTGAACCTGACATTGGTTGAGGAGCAGGGAAATGAGGTTCTCCTAAAGATGGGTCGTATTCAATTGTAGCATTAGGATTTGCCCAATCTTTTTCTAACTGCTCTATGTTGTCAACCGAGCCTTCAGGAACAAGCAACTTTAATCCTGCTGATGCTTGTGCATGAGATGTAATTAAAGATAGTATTTTGTTTAAGTATATTTGAGAGTCTTTATTCTTTCGAACATCACTCATTGGATAAGGTGTGTTAGTCCATATATTTGGTACTGGA